CGGTCTGGCCGCTGCCGGCCTGTACGCCGACGTGCACGTGTTTGATCTGGCTGATGCCGCCGGCCAACTGATCGCCGGTGGAAACGATCTTGCCGGTCTGGTTGATCACCGGCGTATCGAAGTTCACCGCGCTGCTGGCGCGGATGTTCAGCGTGGCGGTTTCGATGTCGATGATCCGCCCGCGTTTGAAATGAATTTTGTCGCCCTCGTCGGTGTAGATCGCCACTTCGCCCGACGCCAGCGATTGCAGGCGATAACGGCGGTCGGCGATGACCAGCGCGATGGCGTGGGAGCGGTCGCCACCGAGAAAAGTGACGACACCTTCGGCGCCGGCCAGCGGGTTACTGGTAAAGCCGTAGGGTTCGAAATGCTCCATGTCGTCGTTCACTTCGCCGGCGGTGAGGCGCATTTGCAGCGATTGCAGCTTGGATGCCGAATTGGCGAGCACGACAGTGCCGCGCGCCAGCAGGCGTGTCAGTAGGCTCATGGGGTGTCCTTCAAAGAGGCGGCCACGACGCGATCAACTGTAGGAGTGAGCCTGCTCGCGATGGCGGTGGGTCAGGCACTGTGATGTTGAGGCTGCCGACGCTATCGCGAGCAGGCTCACTCCTACAGGGTTCGGTGTCAGGCCGGGGATTTTTTCGGTGGCATTGGATTGGCATCGAAGGTATGCGGCGGCGCCACTTGCAGCGTGGTCACCGAGCCTTGCGCCGACAGCGAATACGTGACTTTGGAAATCAGCATGTCGCCATCAAATCCAAGCACCGGATCCGTGACCTTGACCAGCGTGTTATGGCGCCACAGATCGCCGTTGGACTGGCGCCAGCCCTGCACCTGATAGGTGGTGGTCTGCGCCCGGCCCATACGGGTGGCGCTTTCCCACAGGGCGCGCTGCTGGGCCAGTTCGAACGTCAGCGCGGTGCCCTCGTTGATGATCGTGGTGCGTCGACGTTTGAAGCTCAGGTCGGTCGCGCTGGATTCAACCTCGCTGACTGCCGCCCCGCTCTTCTTGTCCGAACCTTTCTGCTGGCCGATCACCCGGTATTCGGAAAACACCTGGCTCTGATCCATCGACGCGCTGGCGGACAAAATATTCTTGCCCAGCTCCAGCGCATCACTGGCCCGCCCACCGCTGCCCGGCTTGGCCAGCACCAGCCGACCCTGCTCGTCATCGGTGGAAAACACCCGCAGCAGCGAGAGCAAACGGTCGATCGACTGAAACACCGTTTCTCCCGGCACAATCGTGTGTTTGGTCAGCCGCGCGGTCTCGGGGATTTCATTGACCACCATCAGCCCGTACTCCATCGCCAGCGCCTGAACAATGCTCAGCAGCGGTTGTTCCTGCCACTGGTTCGGCGTGTTCCTGGCAGCGCAATCGACCAGATCCTGAGTCTTGGAACTGCCCTCGATGCTCAGGCTGATCTGGCGTCCGTCATAGCGGATCGGGGCCTTGAACACATAGCCGGTGAGCACCAGGTCCTGGCCGATTTTCACTTCGCAGGGGTCACCCGGTTTTATCCGCTGATCCACCGTCTGCCCCGGCCACTGCCAGGTGATGTCGAGTTTGAAAGTGCGGAACTGGCGCTCCAGATCAGCGGTGATTTCCACGCTTTTCCAGCCGCCGTATTCCATGTTGTTGACGGTCAGCGTGACATGGTTGTCCATCTCGCTCATGGCTTACTCCCTGGACACTTTCACGTCGTTGGGTGAAAAGCCCGGATGGTTCATCGCGTTGCTCTGAGTCACTTGCGTCACCCGTGTGGCATCGGCAAATTGCTTGTAGGCCACAACCAGCGCCGGCAGGCTTTCCTGGAACGATTTGGTGACCTGTCGCACACCCGATGACGCCACTGCCTTGAGATGCGCAATCAGCGCTTCCTTCACATCGTTGATTGCCTGGTGGTGCTTGGGATCGGCCTTGTCCAGCATCGGATCAATGGCCACCCCGACAGCCTTCTGCAGCGCTTTCATTTCATCGGTCACCGGCACTTCCTGACGGGCCACCGGTTGATCCGCCTGCTGCGCCACCGAAGGTGTCGACGACAGTTTCACTGCGGGGCTCGCCACTGGCATCGACGCCACCCACTGCGCCACTTTGACCAGCATCGTGTCCTGCACCAGATCGGCCATGGCTTGCGCCGCGGCGTTGGTGTCCTTGCCGGTGGTGATCTTCGGCGCATCAGCCTTGCGGATGGCTTCGAGTTGTTGGGAGACGTCGGCAATCACGCCACGGTAGCCCTCCTTCGCGAACTCCTTGAGCTCCTTGATATCGCCGAGCAAACCTTTGAACTCGGCTGCCACTTCCTTGGGCAACTCCTTCACGGCTTTGACCAGTTCAGTGATTTGCCTGTACTGCTCGATCAGCGGTTTGAGCTGCTCCTTGATCACCTCATAGACTCCGGTCAGGCTGTTGCGCAGATTGGCAATGCCGATCCGCGCAGCCTTGATCAAGGTCATCGCCTGTTCGAAGCGCGCCACCGCCGACCCCAGCAACGTATCAGCCTTGGCCAACAGGACTTTTTGCGTACTGACGGTGGCGGTCGGAAACGGCAATGGCCGGTCGGGGTAGAACTTCAGACTGAACGTCACCAGCCCACCGTCCTGACGGGTGTGGGTCATGTCGCATTCACCGACCTTGACTTGCAGGCGTCCCAGCCACGGGTGCACTAACTCGCCACTGCCCTGCTCCAGGGCCTTGAGCAGCTTGTCGCGCTGCTCCAGGCAATCGGCGCCGATGATGAACGCCGTCAGGTCGTGGGTCTTGGCCTGCTGGCCCAGATCCTCGAAATACGGCAGGTCGCGTTGCGGGTATTCGTGCAACTGACCTTTGCGACCGACCGGGGTTTTCGCTTGATCGATCCAGAAGCCGACACCGCGAAAGGATGCCGGCAACAAACGGTCACGCCAGTTCATTGGAACCTCCTGCCGACAACGAGCGATAGCCGATGCGCGAAGACAGCGCCAGGCCAGGTTGATTGGTTTGCGGTTGATCGGTGCGCAATCCGGCCGGCGCATTTTCGAAGCGCACGGTCAGGCCGCCTTCGAGTTGCGTGCGGTTGTTGGCGGCGCTTTGCTGGATAAGGGCGCTGGAAGATTGTGGCAACGTGCTGCTGAGTGCCGCGCCACCGGCGGGTGCCGCTGTGCCGGTGCCCGTGAGGGTCGCAAAGACGCCCGAGAAGTTGCCACCGAGCAGTTCTTTAAGCTGCCCGAAAATCCCTTGCAGCTTTGTCCACATGTCGCTGAACCAAGTCAGTACCGGCTGCCATTTCTGCTGGATCGACTCCAGCGGCGACTGGCTGAAGAGATCACCGAAGATGCTCTTCACCACTTGTGCATCGGTGGTCAACGATGTCCACAAACCGGAGAAATAGTCGGTCACGCCGTTCCAGGCCGCCGTAGCCGACTCCACCGGCAAGACGTTGAACACGTTGCGCAGGTTGTCCTGGAACGCGGACATCGAGGCTCGCAGGACATCCCAAAGCGCCGAAAAAACGCCGGCCACGGGTTGCCAGGCCGATTCAATCATCGCCACCGGCGATTGCGTGAAGATCGATTTGACCTGCTCCCACTGCGCCGCTGCGTTACCTGCAACACCACCAACAAGATTGCCAAACACATTGTTCAGCGAGCCCCAGGCGCCAATAATCGTCTGCACTGGCGACCAGTTGAACTTCGCCTTGAGCGCCTCCACTCCGGCAGAAGCTTTGGCCGCTGCTCCAGTGAAGAAATCACTGACGATACTGCTCGCGGTTGCCAAAGCCTGGCTCATCACTTCACTCGGCGAGAAATCGAATTTCGCCCTGAGCTTGTCGATACCCGCTTGCGCATCCGCCATGGTGCTGACGAAGAAATCACTGACAACACCGCTGGCTTTCGCTAATGCCTTGGTCCACACCTCACGCGGTGAGAAATCGAACTTCGCCCTGAGCTTGTCGATACCGGCTTGCGCGTCTGCCATCGTACTGGCGAAGAAATCGCTGACAACACTGCTGGCTTTCGCCAGTGCCGTGTTCCATACCTCACTCGGCGAAAAGTCGAACTTCGCCTTGAGCTTGTCGATCCCCGCTCGCGCCTTCGCCACCAAGTCGTCGTAGTATTTTCCGATACTGTCGACTCCGGCATTAAAGTCCGCGCGGATCTCTGCCCACGCTTTGCTGATCGATGCGCCCATCGAATCGATTGCCTGCGTGGTCGCCGCAACTCCAGCCTTGAATTTCGCCGCAACGTAGTCCCACATCCCGCCGAAGAATCCGGAAATCGACGCCCAGTTGTTGGTGATCAACCGGGCGCCGATCACGATGACGGCCACCGCTGCCGCAATAGCCGCTGCAATCAGGCCGATCGGCGATGCCAGAATTCCCAGCACACCGACCAGTCCCATCGCCCCGACAGTCACCACCGTGAACGCCACGGCAGCGGCCGCCAGCCCTTCGACCAGATACGGATTGTTCGCGACGAACTGACCAATCGAAGTGATCACCGGAGTCAGTGCAGTGACGATACTGTTGACCGCCGGCAGCAACGCCTGACCGATATTCAGTGAAATCTTGTCCAGCGCTTCGTTGAATTTTGCCAGGTTGGCCGAGGTTTCCCCCTGCACCACTTTCGGCACTTTAAGCCCCTTGAGTGTCCTGGCTTTCTTCGCCAGCGCATCCTGCGCCTCGATGGCTTTTTTGATGCCGTCCTGAAACGGCTTGAGCAAGCCCCCCTCAGAAATGAAGCCGGCCACGTCCAGCGGCTCGAGGCCGCTGTCCTCCATGCTTTTCTTGAATGCTGCGACCTTGCCGCGCAGCCCTTTCATTTCGGCTTCCATCTTCTCGGCGCCCTTGAGCACCACGAGCATGTTGACCGTGACAGGAAAGGTCTGCGCAATCAGGCTCAAATTTGTATTCGCCATCACTGCACCTGCTGCATCGCATTGATCCGTTGCGCGTGCTCCAGCGATTCGCGGAGCACATCCAGTGGCCTGGCCATCATCTGTTCGGGGTCAACCTTCCAGAACCAGGCCAGGTCATAGGCGACGGCGATCAGGTCGGTGATGGCGCCGACGCCGCACTCATGAAAAAACTCGCAACGGCCCAGCTCAGCGCATTGAGGTCAGCCAGATCCAACTGGTTGACCGACGACGGTGGAATACCGGCGCACACGGCGATGTATTTGGCCGCCACGTCCATATCGAGGCTGACTTCTTCGCTCTTGTCGATCTTGTACGGC